GGTTCATTAAATTGTTCTAGTTTTAATATTACTTGTTCTGGTACCATGTCATATAGAGGTGCTACACTAACAAATATAGGAACTTTTACATGTGCTACATGGCAAATTCAGGTTGCTACGTTTAACTTTACTCAAGGAACAATTAATCCCTCTGTTAGTGTTGTATTAACATCTGGGGGATTTAACTATAATGGTGGTACCTTAGGTGCCGTACCCCTATTTACACATACCGCTGGTACTTTTACCCTAGGTAACTCATATGCCCTTACTGCGGCAGGACTATACACGTTTAATGGCGGACAACTAAATCTTGGTAATTATACATTATCAACAGGAAGATTTATTGCAAACGGTGGTGCCACATTACGATATATAGATTTTAGTACATCTTCATTACTACAAATAACAGGTAATAATGCAACAGTTTTGGATTTTACTACTCTTTCAGGGTACACAGGAACAGTCAATATAGCTTGTACATATGTTGGTTCAGTTGGAACAAGAACATTCATAGTTGGTAGTTGGACACAATCAACAGCAGGTACAGCAGCATTTGATTTTAAGTGCAATCCTTGTGTTGGAATTCAAGTTTATGGGGCAGCTACTGATACTATATCGGTCGATGCTACTGTATTGAATTTTGATTTAACAGGAATGAATTTTACGTTCACCCAGGTTGGTATGATAGTTTATGGTGATTATACTATACCAGCAACAGGTGGTAGTATAACTGCAACAGCCAGTACCACAACATTTGCAAGCACAAGTGCTACAGCCCGAACAATAACAATTTCTAGGTCCATCGACTTTCAAATAACAATCAATGGTGTTGGTGGAACATTTCAACTTGGTGCAGCTTTAACTGTTACTGGTGCAACAAGAATATTTTCATTCCTTAATGGAACATTATCTCTCAATGGTTATAATTTAACATTAGGTTATTTTTCTTCTAATAACTCAAACACAAGAACAATAAATTTTGGTTCTAATAGTATTACAGTTAATGGTACAGTAACACCTTGGGATACAACAATCACAACTGGTTTGACCGTAACAGGATCACGAACAGTTAATGTAACATCACCAGGTGTAGGTACTATTTCATTAGTTAATGGGGCAACAGAAGCCAATGCTTTTGATTTTAATTTTTCAGGAACTACAACAGTAAACTTCTTGCAAAATGCCGGACTCGCAGCAAGAAACGTTGATTTTACAGGATTTACTGGAACTTTAAACACAACTGCGGCAGTTACGATATATGGTAGTTACAAGTTGTCAGCAGGTATGACTGTAATTGCCTCTAGTAATATAATGACTTTTGGTGCTACCTCAGGCACTAATATTATAACAACAAACACAAGAACAATGCCCCCAATGGCTATCAATGGTGTAGGTGGTACATTTAACTTAGGATCTTCACTAACAAGTTCAGGTGCAATACAAGTATTAGCTGGAACATTTGATACAACAGCAACTAATTATGCGGTTGTATGTACAGCTTTTGATAGTTCAGCAGTTACAAACACAAGAGCTATTAATTTAAATGGCTCTACCATTACAGTATCAGGTACGGCTGGCGTAACCTTAAATGAAGTAAACTTAACATTTACTTCTGGTACATCTCAGTTAACTTTATCAAATGCAACAAGTACAGTTTTAAGTTTTATAGGTACTACAACTTTCCGTAATGTTTCCTTTACTGGTGGAGCTCCTTCTGTAACAATTGTAGGTACAAATACTTATAACAATTTAACATTCACTAATGGTTCTGCTGCTCCATCCGTTGCAACAATTACAGGCAGTCAAACTGTTAGTGGTACACTGAGTAATACTAGTACAAACGCAACAACACGTTTGCAATTACAGTCATCTGTATCAGGAACACAGATTACTTTATCTGCTGGTACAGTATCTTTAAGTGATGTTGATTTTAAAGATATTGCTGCTGCTGGTACTGTTCCTTTTACAGGAACAAGATTAGGTAATTTAGGAAATAACACAAATATTACTTTTAGTGCTGGCGTAAACAAATACTGGAATCTTGCCGCAGGTGGTAACTGGAACGCTATAGCATGGGCAACATCATCTGGTGGAACTGTTGATGTTAATAATTTCCCACTTGCTCAAGATACTTGTATAATTGAAAATACAGGACTTAATACAAGTGCTATAATTACAATGAATGCTAATTGGGCTTTTGGTACATTGACCATGTCCACAAGAACTAATGCAATGACATTAGCAATTGGTACTACTTTACCCGTAGTTACAGGTAATTGGACAAATGGTTCAGGTACCACTCTTACTGGAACAGGAACTGTAAACTTTAAAAACACTGGTACTACACAAGTAATTACACCGGCTGGTATTACGTTTACTCCCAATATCAACTATGAATCTGTTGGTGGAACATTTCAGCTTGCTGCGGCATTAACGCTTGGTACCACATCAAGATTTACATTAACAAAAGGTACATTATCTTTAAATGGGTTTACCTTGACGACGGGGGAATTCTTCTCTGATGGTAGCTTTACAAGATCTATTGCTTTTGGTACAACTAACATTGTTTTAGTACAATCAAATGCTGCTAATACTGTACTTTACATACCGAGTCTTTCTAACTTTTCCACATCAGGAACTGGACAGTTTACTTCAGCAATGAGTGTGACACGTATTTTTAATACAGGAACTCTGGGATCCGTTTCAGGTAGTTTAGCATTTAACGGTACAAATCAATATGCTTCAATTTCTTATGGTCAGGGTGGATCATTTTGGTCAGGTACGTTAGCATTAGGTAATACATTTACAATTGAATCGTGGATTTATTTAACATCGACACCTTCTACAGGTGCAGCAATTGCAGCTTTATGGGGAACAACAAGTGCTGGAGGAAAAAGTTGGTCACTTGGTGTCAATAGTTCATTGCAATTGGTTGGTGATTATTCATCAACTAGGTCGTTTAGTGGAGGTTCAATACCATTAAATACGTGGACACATGTGGCTTGGGTTGGTACCGGAACAGATCAGTTACTTTTTATTAATGGTGTTCAAGTTGCTACTGCTGGCAGAACAGCTTCTTTTGGTAATATTTCAACTTCACCATTATATATTGGTGCAAGAGCCGATAATGCCACAAGTCCAAATGAATGGTTTTTTCCAGGTAACATTTCAAATCTTCGTGTAGTAAATACTGTTCAAGTATATACAGGAACCTTTACTCCTCCTGTTTCTCCATTAAATGCCACACAATCTTCTGGTACTAATATTTCTGCTATCACAGCAGTACAAACAAAGCTTTTATTAAATACACCTAGCAATGCTTCATCACTAACAGACAGCAGTACAAATAATTTTTCATTAACTTCTAGTGGTACATCAGTCGCTTTAACACCGATAACTGTTCTACCTGCAGCTGGTACTCCTCCAAGTTTAGCTTTAACTTCAGGCGCAGCAATACCAACTTTTGCAACCGGTAGTTATTTCACTAATTTAGATTTTACTGGATCAACAAGCACGCCCGCTGCTTCACAGATAACAGTTAATGGTAACTTAACATTGGCAACCGGTGGTACATACACTTCTTTAGGTGTAACAATGGGTGGTACAGGCACCATTACACCACTTGCAAAAACAATAGCTGCATTTACTGTTAATACAACAGGAACAGTTACACTTGCAGCAGCTTTTGGATGTACATCTTTTACCATGTCAGCTGGTACATTTAATTTAGCTACATTTAACTTAACTGATACAGGCACTGCAACATTTTCATCTGGTACACTAAGTAATATTGGTACAATTACTTGTACAACATGGACAACTCAAGGCATATTTGCTCATACTGCAGGAACAATAACACCATCTGTTAGTTTTGTATTGGCATCAGGTTCTTATACACAAACTGGAACATCTGTGTTGAGTGCTGTACCCCTATTTACTCAAACAGCAGGTAGTGTTACTTTTAGAAGTACATACTCGTTAACTGCAACTGGAACTTATACGTTAACAGCAGGTACCTTAACACTTGGCGGTAATTTAACAACAGGTATATTTAATTCTAGCGGCACATCGACTCGTTCAGTTGCATTTGGTGCATTTAATATTGTTCTTGCACATACTACAGCAGCACAAACTGTTTTAGGTATGGCAGACCTTACCAACTTTACCCATAGTTATACAGGATTTGGCGGTTTTGCCTCTGGAATGTCTGTAACAAGAACCTTTACTTGTGGCACAACAGCAGGTGCTACAGCATCAAGTGTGCCAAATCTTTATCTAAATTCTGGTTTGGCGGTATGTACTCTTACTAATGGCAGCTCATTTAATAAATTAGATTTCACCGCTAACACTAGCTCTCCTGCATCAACAACTATATCTATTTTTGGTACTTTAGTCTTGGCTGGTGGAGGTGGTAGTTATAGCGCTCTTACTGTTAATATGGTAGGAGCAACAGGTAGTGTTGATGGTTCTGGGTCAACAACCCTACTTGGCTTGAATATTAATACAAGTGGAACAGTACAGCTACTATCAGCACTAACCCTAACAGCGCTTGGTGTAACAACACTAACTTCTGGAAATTTAAACTTAAATGGATTTACCCTAACTACAGGTAGATTTAGTTCTAATAATACCAGTACTCGTTCTATTACATTTGGTACAGCTAATATTATTTTAGCTACTACTGCTGCAGGTGCTGTAAACTTGGATATGGCAGATGCTACTAATTTTACTTGCACAAGTAGCGGTACATATGGCTCAGGTACAGGCTGTTTTGGGGCAACAATGAGTGCCACAAGAACATTTACATTTGGAACCACTGGTGGCTCGGCAATCAATTCCCCAAGACTTTACTTGGTCAGCGGTGCATCAATTGCAACGCTGACAACAGGTAGTTGGTTCAAAGAAGTCTTCTTTGGCTCAACATCGTTTACTAGTGCGGCAACTACGTTAAATGTAAGTTCTATATATCATTCCGGCAGCACAGCCGTGCTCACTGCTGTAACATGGAACATGGTTGGTTCTGGGTCTTTCAATTCATCAGGCTATATAGGTAATATAGTTATCAATACCGCTGGTGTGACAACCACTATTGCTGGTTCATCTTCATGTACTACTGTATCATTGACTTTAGGTACCCTAGATTTAAACAGTCAACTACTAATATGTTCAAGCACGTTTACATGGAATGGCGGTAGTTTACTTAATTTTGGCACACTTCAATGTACAACATTTACATTAAATGGACCAACACTTAACTTAACTGCTGGCACGCTTTCTCCTACAACCAGTTTTGTATTAAACTCAGGTTCTTTCACCTATGGCGGAACAGCAACATTAGGTGCAACGACAACGTTTACACAAAATACTGGCACAGTAACTTTTAATAAATCATATGCATTAAACACAGTAAGTACGTACACATTAACTTCAGGTAGTTTAACATTAGCAAATGGTGTTACACTATCAACAGGTATATTCAGTTCTACTGGTACAGGTACACGTTCTATTGGATTTGGTGCTACTATATCATCGGGTAGTGCTCAGTTTAATGGTACAAGTCAAACACTGACTACAACCGGAACAACGAGTGGACCATTAGACTTGGCAACGGGCGCTCCTGACTGGACTGTTGAATGTTGGTTTAATGCTAATAGTGTTGCCTCTAACCAAGCTATATTTTGGAAAGGCGGTGCCGCTGGTACTGTAAATCCATCTTATTGTCTTCAAATCTTAGCTGGTGGTCAAGGACAGTGGTTTGTTGGTAATGGTAGTACTGGTGGATATTCTCAAAATATTACTACTTTTGTTGCAAATACGTGGTATCATTTTGCTTTGGTTCGCAGTGGTGCTACACTTACAGCATATGTTAACGGTGTCGCTCAAGCGGCTGTTACAATAGTTGCAGCTATAGGCAATACGTCAAATAATATTTTATCAATAGGTAGTTCAGCTGCAGATGGATCAACAAGATATTTTGGTGGAAAAATTTCTAATTTCCGTATAGTTAAAGGTGTTGCTGTATATACAGGTACTTTTTTTCCATCAGGTCCACTTACATCAACACAAAGCTCAGGAACCAATATATCAGCCATTACGGGATCACAAACAAGTTTATTATTGAATACTGTTAATGGTTCTGGATTCTTAATAGATAGTTCGACGTTTGCAACTACAATCACCAATGTTGGTGCGACAACAAGCTCACCTCTAAATCCATTTTCTGGTCCTGGTAATATAAATCTGACACATACCACAGCTGCAACAGTTGTACTGAGTATGGCAGATCTTACCAATTATTCTTACACTGGTCCCGGTGGATTTACAGTTGCTGATATGGGTAATACAAGAACCTTTTCATATGGAAACAGTGTTGGTTCTGCAGCAACAGCAATTAATTTAACATTTACAACAGGTGCTTCTGCTATTACCATCTCCAATGGTGGTTGGTTCAACACGCTTGATTATGGTACGACAACATCTACCTCTACTGGGACAAGCATCAATATTGTTGGAAGTTTATTATTGAACGGTACATATACCGCAATGACATTTATTATGTTAGGTACTGGTAATCTTAATGGTGGTGCATCTTCTAGCTTACTTAATTTAAATATCCAGACTACTGGAACCATTACAATGACCGGTAACCTAACGATGTTAGCTACTGGAACGGTAACACTAACACAGGGTAGTTTAGTACTTAACGGTTTTACATTAACTACTGGTATATTCAGTTCTACAGGTACTGGTTTTACAAGATCAGTTAACTTTGGATCAACAAACATTGTTCTTGCTCATACAACAGCAGGAACAGTTGTGTTAAATATGGCAGACCTTACCTTGTTTACGTACACAGGTACAGGTGGTTTTGCAAGCAGTATGGATGTAACACGTACGTTTTATAGTGGTTTTACAGCAGGTGGTTCATCTTCAACAGCTATTAACCTTTCACTCACTGGTGGTGCAGCAGTACCTACTATTACAACTGGTGGTTGGTTTAAGAATCTTGATTTTACTGGTAATGCGTCCATACCAGCAATCACAACATTAAATATTGTAGGAAATTTAACATTAGCAACGGGGGGTGCATATACTAACCTTTCTGCAACAATGTTAGGCACAAGTACAATCACGCCAGCTGGCAAAACGATAGCAGCTTTTGTTGTCAATACATCAGGCACTATAACACTTGCTGCTGCTTTTGGTTCTACGACATATAACCAAACGTTAGGTACAATGAATTTTGCCACGTTTAACATGACGTGCTCATCGATAGTAACATACACAGGCGGAACGCTGTCAAACATTGGTACATTAACTTGTACAACATTTACAACTAATGGTCCAACATTTGCTCATTCGTCGGGAACAATAACACCTTCAGTTAGTTTTGTTTTAACGTCGGGATCTTATACACAGACGGGTACATCTGTACTAAGCGCTGTTCCAACATTTACACATACAGCTGGTAGTGTTACATTTAGAAGTGCCTATGCACTAACTGCAACTGGTACATACACTTTCACATCTGGTGCATTGACTCTTGGTGGTAATTTAACAACAGGTATATTCAATACAAACAGTCAACTGTTTAGATCAATTGCGTTTGGTACTAATAATATTGTTCTTGCTCATACTACAGCAGCACAAACAGTTTTGAATATGCCAGACATTGTTAACTACTCGCAAACAGGCACAGGTGGTTTTACTAGTGCAATGAGTGTAACTAGAACATTTACTAGTGGTATACAGATGGGTATACCTGGTAGTATAAGCTATAGTGGAGTACAGTCCTCTCTTGTAGCAACAAATACAGTATTTGCTCATAGTACAAATATAGACTTTACATGGGAAGCTTGGGTTTTTACTTCAATAAGTGCTACTGGTGGTGCAATATTTAATAATCAAAATACTGTTTCTGATAACTCAGGTGCATCTGCATTTGTTGTTGGTGGCCAAGCATACTGGTATAATCTTGGACTTAACGCGGGTGCTGGTGGTACGTTTGGTACTACGGCAGCTGGTTCTATTCCGGATAATACGTGGACCCATGTTGTTTTCCAGAGAAGAGGTACTGCGTTTGAAATATACATTAACGGAACATTAGCAAGTACTTATACGCCTTCAACACCAATAAACATGGGTGCAACTTCACAAAGGTTTTATATTGGTAGAGATAATAACGGTTTTTACACAGGTAGGCTTACTAATATTCGTGTAGTTAACGGCACAGCAGTATATACAGGCAATTTTACTCCATCAACACTTCCACTTTCAGCAGCACAATCTTCAGGTACAAACATTAGTGCTCTTACAGGGTTTAATACTTCATTGATGTTAAATGCGGCAAGAGGTGCTCCATTCACAGACTCAAGTATAAATGGATTTGCTCTCACTCAAGTTGGTCCACCTACTACAAATACTTCTTCACCGTTTCCAGATGCGTATTATGGACAATATCCAAACTTATCAATTACTAGTGGAGCATCTGTTGCTACGTTTACTGCAAGTAGTTTATTTAATAAATTAGATTTTACCGGTAGCACTAGTGCTCCATCAGGAACTGTATCTATTAATAATTTGACATTAGATACTGCGTCATCATATACTGGTTTAGGTGTGATATGTGTAGGTACTGGTTCAATTATACAGAACAATAAAACGCTTAGTTCACTTGAAGTTAAGAATGGTTATGTTGGTGGCACTGTTACAATAGTAACAAATCCTCTTGCAACAGGCAGTTATACACAAACATCAGGAACAATAGATTTTTCTTCAACATCTCTAACACTCTCTGGTGTTTATACTTACGTATCTGGTACACTGCTTAACTTAGTATCAATAATAGGTGGGACACTTGTTGTTACTGGAACATATGATTTCTCATCAGGAACTATTAATCCTTCAGCAATTACTGTAATTTCTCCAGGTGTATTTACATATGGTGGTACAGCTACTATAACCGCGGGTTCTGTTGCAACATTTACACAAACATCTGGTTCTGTAAATTTAAACAAAGACCTTACCTTAGCTGCTACAGGTGCATATACGCTAACATCTGGTGCATTGACATTAGGCGGCAATTTAACAACAGGTATATTTGCTTCTAATAATACTAATGTTAGATCGATTGCTTTTAGTACATATAACATTGTTCTTGCACATACTACAGCAGCTACAGTTGTGTTAAATTTGGCTGATTTGACAAACTTTTCTTATACTGGCACTGGTGGTTTTACTTCTGCAATGTCTGTTACAAGAACGTTCAACGTTGGCAATTCAGCTGGTGCCACTACATTAAATGCTCCAAATTTATCTATTACATCAGGTGCATCAATACCATCAATTAACTCTGGTAGTTTGTTTAATAAATTAGATTTTACTGGTAGCACATGTACACCAGCAACCGCAATAGCACAAGTTAATAGTGTAACATTAGCTAGTGGTGGAACCTATACTAATCTATCTATAACAACTATTGGCACAGGCACTATTATTAGTAATGGTAAAACATTATCTACATTGGTTGTTAATAACGGAGCAGGAACAACAACACTATCAGGTGCTCTTGGCGTATCAACATACACACAAACCGCAGGTACAATAGATTTTGCTTCATATAACTTAACTTGTAGCAGTACAGCTTTGTATACAACAGGAACATTAAATAACATTGGGACAATTTCTTGCACAACATTTACTGTTAATGGAACATTTGCTCATTCAACAGGAACAATTACGCCATCATTAAGTTTTATTATAACAGGTGGTTCGTATACACAAAGTGGAACATCTGTTTTAAGTTCTGTTGCAATATTTACACAAACAGCAAGTAACGTCACATTCAGAAGTACTTATTCACTAACAGCTACAGGCACATACACATTAACAACTGGTACTTTGACACTTGGTGGTAACTTAACAACTGGTATATTCAGTTCTACTGGTACAGGTGTTCGTTCAGTATCTTTTAGCACATTCAATATTGTTCTTGCTCATACTTCCTCTGCAACAACTGTTCTTAATATGGCAGACGTTACAAATTTTTCTAGTACAGGTACTGGTGGATTTGCAGCTGATGCATCTGTTACAAGAATATATACATTTGGAACAACAGCCGGCTCAATAACAAATTCGGCTAACCTTTCACTGACAGGTAGTGGTCCAGCAATAGGAACATTTACAACAGGTAGTTGGTTTAATGTATTGGATTTTGGTACGACAGCATTTGCTGTTCCAACAACATCATTAAATATTAACGGATTGACTTTATCTGCAACTGGGACATATACATCGTTAACCATTACTGCTAGAGGTACAGGTACCATTACGACCCGTGCCTCGTACTTGGCTAGCCTTATCATAAACAACAGTTCAGGAACAACAACAATAGGTGGTCCTAGCGTAACAACTAACTCTTTAACAATTACAACAGGTACTCTTGATTGTGATAGTAAAAACGTTGTGGTTGGTGGCGTTGGCGCAGGTCCTTTTGCATTTAATGGTGGTTCATTAATTAATTTAGGAACTTTAATTTGTGGTGCTGCTTCTATTGCAACAACTTATAATTTTAGTAGTGGAACAATTTTTCCAATTATTAGTTTTACAGTAACTACAGGAGGAGTGTTTACTTATGGTGGCACAGCTGTATTTAATGGTACATATCCATCTCTATCATTTGTAATCAATGGAGGAAGCAGTGTTACTTTAAATACCTCGCTTACATTGGCAAGCGACTCTACATTTGATATGACGGCTGGTGGATCCCTAACTTTGGCTGATGGTGTGACTTTATCAACAGGCATATTTCTTGCTTCTTATATTGCTGCGGCCCGCAGTATTGCTTTTGGTAGCACATCTGCTGGAAATATTCAACTTACACATCCAACAGCTGGAACAACTGTTCTTGATATAACAAATACCACAAGTTTTACGTGGACTGGTCCTGGTGGATTTACCGTGGCTAATATGGGTAATACAAGAACATTTACCGTTGGTACGACAGGTGGCTCAAGTGCAATAGCTGTCAATCTAACATTTACAACGGGTGCTTCAGTTGGTACATTAACAACAGGTAGCTGGTTTAATAATTTAAATTTTGGAACAACATCTTTCAATCCTGGAACAACATCATTAAATATTGATGGCAATTTAACACTTTCTTCTAGTGGTACATATACATCGTTGACAGCAACATATGTTGGTTCAGGTACAATTACAAGCAACGGTAGAACACTCTCTGCTTTAACAATAGGTACATCTAGTATAACCGTTGCTACTGCAGATGCATTGTCAATATCCAATGCACTTACATTGACGGCGGGTACGTTAAACATATCTTCTTTCAACTTAACAAGTGCTACATTTGCAAGTACAGGAACACTAACAAGAACAATTACGGGATCTGGAACTTATTCCTTGACTGGCTCGGGAGCAACAGTATTCTCCAATGCATCAGCTACAGGTATAACAATAACCGGTATAATTATTAGTATGACTAGTGCGTCTGCAAAGACGTTTGCTGGTGGTGGTGCTAGTTATCCACTGCTAAATCAAGGTGGGGCTGGAGCACTAACTATATCAGGTAATAATACTTTTGGTGACCTATCAGCTACTACAAAACCAAGTTCGATTATTTTTACAGCTGGCTCGACACAAACATTTACAGATTTTACCTTATCAGGAACTGCAGGTAATTTAATTACACTTACAAGTACAGTACCAGGAACACTATATACACTAACTAGACCGACTGGTGTAACTAATGTAAACTACCTGAATATAAGAGACTCTAGTGCTACAAGTTCTGGTACAGGTTCATGGTATGCAAATAATTCACTTAATAATTCTAATAATATAGGTTGGATTTTTACAAACTATAATACTGGTGCATTTTTTAACTTCTTTTTCTTTAATTAAAAGTTTAATGTATAGGTATAGCATAAACTTTTTTAAATAACAATTTATTAAAAAATTGTATTACTAAATCAGAGTTAGTAGGGTACTTAACTATAGCAAGTACCCTACTATTTTATAAACTTTTTTCGGAAAATAAAAATGCATAATGAAGATTGCCCAATAGAGGCCGAATACAAAGAGGTTAATCTCAGTAACCATTTACTGGCAATCAAACTTGCTAATTTGGGGCCTGCAGATCCACGTCAACCTAGTACCCTATACTGGGGCGACAAAATGGCACTTTGGGGTGTAGAAGAAGGGGTAGCCCGTTCACGCCTATGCATGAACTGTGGACACTATGATAACAGTCCCTACATGCTTGATTGCATAGCTTCAGGTGAGGGAGGTACCCTACTTCCATCGGAACTACCAGTAGAGCCTCGTTGGGCAGATATTCAGGGAATGCCTTCTGCTATTTGTACCCGTTGGAATATTACATGCTCAGCTCTAAGAACTTGCGATAGTTGGGAACCTGACGAAGAAGACTGTGAAGAAACAGCTGTAGAAGTTGATCCTGACTCGATTAGAATATCGGAGTTATTAAGACAAGGCACTATAGAGCAAATAGGATAAACAGAATGAGAGATTTATTAAAAGAGTTGCAGGACTTACAAGATATTGTAAAGTCTGCTCAAGAAACCTTAACTAAAGCTAGTAAATTAAAAACTGGTGACAGTGTTAGTTGGAACAGCAGTGGCGGTACTGCTCGTGGTAAGATTACTAAAATTATTACCTCAGGTTCAGAAAATGTTCCTGGTAGTAGTTTTAAGATTACAGGTACTGAAGATGATCCCGGTGCTCTTATTAGAGTATACCAAGAACAAGATGGTAAATATAAACCAACTGATACTATTGTAGGGCACAAAGTAAAAAGTTTAACAAAAATTCCATCACTAACATAGTAGGACTAAAATGAGAAATATCTTAAAAGAGTTACAAGATTTGCAAACTTTAGTAAACTTTGCAGAAGATGGATTAGTAAAAGAGGCTAGAACGTATACGCCTACAGACGGCATGGCTACCGCAGCACGTCGTGCCCTAAAATGGCATGAAGAAGGCCAACCAGGCGGTACTGCTGTTGGATTAGCCCGTGCTAATCAGTTAAAAAATAAAGAAAACTTAACTGAGAGTACAGTCCTACGTATGCACTCATTTTTTAGCCGTCATGCAGTAGATAAGCAGGCTACAGGATTTCGTAGTGGAGAAGAAGGATTTCCTAGTAAGGGTAGAGTAGCTTGGGATCTTTGGGGCGGAGACGGAGGAGCAAGCTGGGCAGAGCAAAAACGTAACCAAATAATGAGAGATCGTCAAAGCAAATCATTCAAATTAGATAAAGTTAATACTAAAAGTCATATGTTAGAACTAGATAGTATTGCTAAAACCATTGAGGACTATGCTAATCAAAATATTAGTCAAGACTTAGAAGCATTTGGACAGTTTATGTATCATGCACAACTACTAAGAAATGATCATTTAGATATGTATTTACTAGATTTATACATGGTTGCACAACCTTATCGTGATATATTAATTGATATATTTGCGGAAGATTAGGAATAAATAATGCAGATAACTAGAGATGAATTAGAACAAATTATACCTGGTAATAAACACCTAGATAATTGGCTAGAATGCCTAAATACTATTCTTCCTGAATATGAAATTGACTCACCAGAACGTGTTGCAGCTTTCTTAGCACAATGTGCACACGAGTCAGCTAGCTTTACAGCAATTAAAGAAAACTTAAACTATAAGGCGGAAAGCCTTATGAAAGTTTTTCCGAAGTATTTCCCTAATCAAGAATTGGCGGAACAATATGCACATAATCAAGAAGCTATTGCTAATCGTGTGTATGGTAATCGTATGGGTAATGGCGATGAACTTTCTGGTGATGGCTATGCTTACTGCGGTAGAGGTCTTATTCAGCTAACTGGGCATGATAACTATAAACTTTTTGCGGATAGTTTATCTATGTCCTTAGAGGAAGCTGTAGAGTACTTACAAACTTTTGAAGGTTGTGTACAAAGTGCTGCATGGTTCTGGGAAACAAATGATTTAAACACTCTAGCTGACTCAGGTGATATTAAGGCAATGACTAAACGTATTAATGGCGGGTACATTGGACTAGAAGATCGCGTTAAACATTACGAACACGCCCTAGAGGTATTAGGAGTATAATATGTCAACACAAGAACACGATATAGAAACACTACTAAAAGAAGTAAAAGAACTACGAGATGCACAAGCTGCAGCTGTTAGTAAAGGTGCATTAGTTGAGAAGATAACCTTTGCAGGAATACCCATTATGTTTTCATGCATAGTATACTTAATGACGGCCTTGAGTGCAGCCAGCCATGACCTTACTGTGCTGCAAAGCAAAATCAATGTGGTGGTAAGTGCTGAGAACAAGGCCATTCCGCCTCAAGGAACCACAATCGAGATGGAAAAGATTAAGGAAGAGGCAGCACTGGCCCGAGCAGCAATGACTTTAGAGCGTGTGAAAGACTTTGCTGCCATGAGAGAAGAATCAGCCCTGGCCCGAGCAAAAATCCGTGAAGACTCGGCCTTGGCCCGTGCAGATTTGGACAGCCGCATTGATTTACTTGAATACAAAGTATTTGGAAAACGTTAATATGTGGATAATTAATTTTTTACCAGACTGGGTAGTTCACTTAACTGTACTACTAAGTATACTAACTATACTAATTACAACTATTTTAACTAACCTTATACCAGCAGCTTATAACTTACCTTTAAAGTTTACAGCCTTAGTACTATGTGTATTTGGAGTTTACTTAGAAGGTGGTATGAGTAATCAAGAATCTTGGCAGGCTAAGATAGTAGAAGAACAAATTAAAGTTGCCCAAGCAGAGGCTAAATCTAGTGAGGTTAATACAGTTATAGTAACTAAAATATTAACTAAAACTATAAAGATCAAGGATGATACTAATGCAAATCAGCAATACATCACACAAAATGTTGCTAAAGACTTGGATAATAATTGCAAGCTTACTAATGCTGCAGTCGTGCTCGTCAACGCCGCCAGT